ATAATAGGTTATTCTACTGCGGTTTTGCTGTACAGTCCAATAAATACAAAAAATATATATCCCCCTATTAAAAAAGAATTCAGTGAGAAGACAATCTATAATGCATTTATTTATTACTGTAATTTTACGTCTTTGTTACCTATACCTGAAAATATAATTCCATTATGCAACCAAAAACCATTGGATATTATCAATTTAACTGATAGCAGAGAAGAAATCATGAAAAAATTGAAAGAATCTGGAATAAACTATTCATTGGATTCATTTTTACGAATGCTACAAATTATTTCAAGAAACAATATTATTCATATTGATATGGATAACACTCTAGTGTCGTCGCTGAGAAAATTAACGTATTTATTAGAGGAATTTAAATCAGAAAATGAAAAAACGGTTCCTTCTTCTTTAGTGAATCTATTATTGAGTGCAATGGATACATTTGATATAGGATCCGATGAAACTACTAAAGAGGTAAAAGATTTAAATAACTTTTTGATCAAACAAATTGAATCTATGAAATTGGATTTAACTGATTTTTTGCGTGAAAACAAAGGGAGAGATATTACGCGAAATAAAATGAACGAAGTCTACGATTTCATAAATACGTTGTCTGACTGGTCTGATAAAAAATCGGAAAATGTCTACAATTTTACGCATTTTTTCAAATCGTTTATTGACAATTTTGTGGGAATTTTCCCTAATATTATTTTGAACAAAGTAGATTACAAAGAAAATTACATCCCAAAATATTTGGGTTTATCCAAAAACCATGAAGGCAAAATAAAAACAATCATTAGCGATTATTATGATAAACTGAGAGTATTTTATGATGTTCCTGCATTGGGTAATATATTACAAAGAGTCCAACGAAACTGCGATAATCTTTTGAAACTATCCAAAAACACCCCAACGTTTGTAACTATTAAAAATAAACAAGATGGAAAAGACGCCGAAACGAAACCTATTTTTGATGAACGAACCAGCAAATTTTTATATGAATATTATTTGTTGAAAGTAATAAGTGAGTACATTCACTTATCAGACGAACCTTCCATGATAGTAAAACGCATTCAACGTAAAAATATAGTGGGAACTAGAGTTGATGTAGAAGATATTGTTTCAGTTGATTATTTAGACGAAAATAATACTGCTATTGATATTAATGTTGACATTGATAACAGAATAGAATTTGATACTAATTTACTAAGTGGAGACAAAAAAGAGCTAAAACAAAAAGTGGCGAATTTGTTAATTGAATTTTTACGCATAATGAATTCATACAAGGAAATTGTAGATATATCATACGATCAAGTGATTGATAGAATTTTCAAATTAAAAGAAAAAGAAAAAGATATTATTACAGATAGATTGAAAACAATGACAGACGAGCAGAGAGATGCTGATACAATATTGAAAGTAAATAAACTTGGGATTTGGAGTAAAGGATTGCAAAAAGGGCTCACGAGTTACGTAAAAGAAACATACGATGAAGAGCGCGAATTTGTTGATCAAATGTTACAATTTGAAAGAAAAGCACAAAAGAAAATGCGTGAAACAAATATGGACAATACTAATATGGATATGGTTTTGGATGATTTGATAGAAGAAACAGAGAGAGAAAATGAAATAGAACGCGAAGCATATGATATTGGTGGATATACAGAGGATTATTTAGATGGACAGTTTGAAGGAGATGATGTTGATTACGATGATTATTACGAATCGTAAATAATAATTAGAGTGGAAGTTAAATAATAATAATGTTTGCGATTATTATTATTTCTATTTTACTCTTTTCCCATTTCCTCATTTAATATTTTTATTTACATCGTTTTTTACATCGTTTTTTACATCGTTTTTTAATTTTACTTTTTCCAATGCGTATTCACCGCAAGGTCCACAATGGTCTTCATTTGATAAATCTATTTTATTACTCATTTGAGTATTACACTTCTCTAGTCTCCATCTACCAAGAGGCATTGGTAGAGATTTTGGTTTTAATTTGTTTATGATATTTGTTATAAATTTCATGATAATATATAGATAGCATGTTTAGGTTTAAGTATTTTTCATATATAAAATACGCGTTTCTCTAAATGAGAAAAGGTCTAATAAACCTGAAAAGGTTCTATTTATTTTGTGTACAAACCTTTTAAAATATTTTCATAATCCTGCATAAATTCAATAGTATTCATTGATTCTATAAATTTTTTGTGGATTGTTTCTTTGTATTCGTCAATTTGCGAAGGATTACTGGCTAGATTTTTTACTAGAGAAATATAGTCATCATTACTGTAAGTAACTAGTTCATCTAGTCCAGCATTTTTTAAAAGGGAACTACTAACATTATGAGAATGATAATCTTTGTGATATAATGTCACCACTGGAATAGAATTATATAAAGAGTTACAAGTTGTTGTTGTTCCACTATAAGGAAATGTATCCAAAACAATATCTACCATTGAGAACAATTTATTATAACCAGTCTCATCCACCTTTGTAATCAATATTAATCTATCCTTAGCAACATTCAATTTAGTCATATAATATTTTTGTCTATCAATTAAATCATCATATGCTAATAGTTTAATTAACAACTTTGTATTTGGACAAACATGTAAAATAGTTCTCCAAGTTTCTAACAACTCTTTTGAATTTTTCTTTTCATTGTTCAAAGAACCCAAAATAATAATATCTTTTGTTTTTCTTGGAATGATTGGTATATTTTGATTAATAGTTTCATAAAGCAAAAAACTTTTGGGCATTTTGATTAATTTTTCTGAATATTTTTGCAATGATTCGGGATTATCTGCAATGTTATCTGTAATTCTATACTGAATACCTTTTAATCCAGTTGTATTTGGATATCCCAAATAAGCAATTTGAATAGGTGCCGGGTTTAGTGAAAAGATACCCAATCTACTATTTTCAGTATATCCGTTCAATTCAAATAAAATGTCTATTTCATAACTATTTATCAAATCCGACGCTTCTTCATCTGATAAGTCAAAAATCTGATAACAATTTATTTTAAAAAAATCTAAACTATGTATTGGATTTTTTTGATTATTAAAAACATATATTTCAAACAATTCATTATTATGATTTTTTAAAATAGGTAAAATAAAATTAGAAACGGCATGATTTAAAAAATCGCTTGAAACATATCCTATGCGAATTTTTTTATGATTATTTTTATTGCTACTAATATTAAAATTATATTTTTTAGTATTTGGATATAAATTATTTATTAACAACGTATTATTAAAGTGATTCAATTGAACATGATATTTATAGTTTTCAAGTGATATTAAATTTTGAAAACATCCAAATTTTGTTTTACTAGTTAAATTATAGTGATTAGCCAGTTCAAACGCTTTTTCAGTGTATACCATAGAAGATTCATGATCTCCCAAATTGGAAGAAATGTGCCCTGCATTCATATAAGCTGCAGTTATACATTCTTTATCAATTGTGGTAAGTTGTGGAAGAGTGTTTTGCACTTTTATAATATATAAAAGTTGGTTTAATAGGTCTTTATAGTAATTTTCTCTATATTTACAATTTACAAATACATTTAACAGGCGATAATCTTTTAAATAATCACCAAATGGTAAAGTTTTATCCATTTGAATGACTTTTTTTGAATTTCCAAGATTATGTAACAAATTACAATAATCAATTAAATTTTCAATATTACGTGGATTCAGTTCATACGATTTTTCTAAAAATGATATTGCTTTATTTGGTTCTATATCTTTAAAACAAAACCCCATAAAATAGTAAAAAGCTGGTTCATTTGGATAAATTTCAATAAGTTTAGATAAAACACTTTCTTTTATAGATAAATCAATAGTTTTATTATTATAAATTTCAACCCCTTTATTGACAAATTGTTCACCTATTACATTTATAAAACCGGGATTAGCCTTTACTTTTTTATACAAAACAAAAAAATCTTCCATTTTATGATAGGTATTATTTTTTTATTTTTAATATAAAAAAATATATAATAATTTAATATAATAATAATTTATATTAAATAAGAAACCAACAATGTTAATAAATAAAAATTATATAAGAGAACACATTACATTAATATCCATTATTTTATTTGTATTCATGTTTGGATTAATTGTCATGATAAAACCGGCATTTTTATATAATAAAGATGGAAGTGTTAGGGAGTTTGGTATTGGATACAAGAATAAAACTATTTTGCCTATTTGGCTATTATCGCTTATTTTAGGAATTGTAAGTTATTTAATAGTGATGTTTTACTTGGCGAGCCCCAGATTGTTTTAATTTTTGATTTTATTTGTATTATAATATAAAAAAATATACTTTGTATTATAATAAATAATTATGATGGAAAATATTATTAGTCTTGATAGTAACGGTACTAATGGTAGTATTACAAACGAAAATCTAGATTGTATAAAAATTACCCATAAAAATGGACATGATAATGACGTTGACGTTGTTTCAGAATACAATCATGAACACGATGACTGCGACGATGAATTAAGTGAATTTATTGCATATAGAGATAATGAATTTGAAAGTGATGATGATGAATTAGAACATAGTTTAGATTTTAAATTTGACTTTGACATTATTTTTACTCCTGAAAATAATTCTCAACTAGATCACCTAACTGAAATTAAGAGCAAAATTATAAATAAAATTAAGCTAAGTAAAATAGATTTATTGTATATTCAAAAAATAGACGAAGATGATAAATTTGAATTGATAAAAATATTCAACCATATGGTGTAATTTATTACGTTACATTACATTATAATTGATTCGGGTTTTCTTGTGAATTACAAAATTCCAAGTATTTTTCTTTTTGTTCGTCATTCAAAAGTGATTCCAACATTTCTATTTTATCTAGTAAAAAGTCTATGTTTTTTTTAATTATTGCTTGCATTTTTGGTATGACATTTGCCGCTTCCTCTTCCTGTTTGGCTTCTTCAAATAACATTTCGTCTACATTTATATTGTATTGTGCGACGATTGCTTCTAATTCTGCTTTAGTTTTTTTTTCTATGTATGTAAAGTATGAGCCACCATTCTTACTACACCAAAAATTAATTGCGCCAATCAAGTCATATCTACGATATTTACCAGTCATTTTAGTTACTTGTTATATAATATAATGCCTATTTTTTAAATCATTTTTTATATGTTTTGTCGTGATTTGTCGTCTCATTTTCGTTTCGGTCTAATTTGTCAACGTATACACAGTACTAGTAGCTTGTTTTTCCTGTTTTTGTGCGGCTTTTTGTTCTGTTAAATAATTCTGATAATTTTTAGCCATTTGTGCAGGGTCTGTAATACAACCGCGAGTAGCAATTTTTAATTGAACAATAGACGTAATCAATATTCCACTGTATATATACCACATTGCTTCGCCAATATTATCACGTGTAACTATCAATTCAAAAAGTTCGTTTCGTTTTGCATCTGCTTCTGCTCCATCAGTTTGATATTGTGATTTCATTAAAGGCCGCAAAATATTCCAGTATTCTACAAAATTGGTTGGTACCATTTGATTTATCAATATAGATGTATTTCCGCATATTTTAATAATCATATCAGCCGCTTGTTGCATATCTGCTTTTTGTTGAGCTGTACTAGCACCATCAGCGTCTATATTATTTTGAATATCTTTGTTAACTAACAATTCTGTTAATAATTTATTTGCTGAACCAGCAACATAATAATAACCAACTACATCTGAAAATGCGGATTTAAATCCAGGATAAACCATAAGAACTACAATAACGGCCCCGAAAATTAATGACCATGGAATAAAAGTGAACGTTCCTGATGCGGACATATTTTGAGTAATATTTCCTCCACAAGTTTGAGTTATTACATAAGCATTTACAATAAATTGTATTACTAAAATTGCAAAAAAATAAACCGCTAAATACAGTTTATTACTGCTTAAATAATTATTATAATTATCGGCATTTGTCATGTCACTGTATTTTAAACTAGGTTTCAAAGCCAAATAATAAACAAGCGTTGTTAATAAAAAAGTAATAATATTCAAATAACTGTTCGCCATTATTGTATAATTATATTTTATATATTGTGTATAATTTAATTTATAATTATAAATGTAATTATTATGATAATGGACTATGTAGAAATACGTCCTCCTAGATTAGTAGAAAGCGGAGTTAAATATTTTTTGAATGAAACTCTAAAACAATGTCATATATTTAAAGAAAGATTTCACAATTGGATTTTTAATATAGGATTATTTTTATTATTTTTAACAATTTTAGGATGCATATTAATTTATAAATATAAGGGGAAACTGTCGCCTATGGAAAAACAAAGAAAGGATAGAGAGAAACAGCAGTATATTTTATCCAAAGTACAAAAATTTCAGCTTGCTAAAAAACAGGCACATCAAGAGTTAATCACTGGATTACCAAATTGGGAAAGTGAATTTGAAACTTTCAGTAAAAAACTTATTTATTAAATATATTCTATATGTATATAACTAGATACAAATATAGAATATATGTCTACAACCACTATGTCTGCAACCGATGCATTTAATGAATATTACAAATTGAAAAACAAATATGAAAGTGATTACAATAAAGATAAACAGAAAATAATCAAAAACAAGCAAATGAGTTGGAAAGAAAAGCGAAATGAATACAAACAATTGAAACCAAAATGTATCAATTGCAAACGGCCTGTAGGAACCATTTTTTCCATAAAACACAGTGGAGAACCAAATGATGATTTTAGAGAATTAAAAGCAATATGTGGTAGTTTAAGTGAACCTTGTACTTTGAATATTAATATTAACGCTGGAGTTACGTATAACATGATGGATCATATTAAAGAATTGGAAAAAGACATTGAAAATTATAAAAATGAAATTATTGAATATAAAAACAAACTGCTTTTTGGTTATACTAAAACAGAAACAGCTGTTGAGAATTTTGATAAAATTAAAGAAGCTATTAATGACACCAGTTTTTTGTTGAATATTAATTATGAACACATGTTTGATGTTGTGGATAATAAAACAACAAATGAAAGTATTGCAAAATTGAAAGAAGAAGTCTACATTTTAGTAAATGAAATAAAGATGTCAATTAAAAAGTTTGATTCCACAGGAAATGTCCAATTTGTCAGGGATTCTATTGACATTTATGTAAATCAAATGGAATCCAAATTGAAAGAATTGTCTTCTCTGAAATACAAGGTTAATTTGGTTGAGTTTGATGAATATGAAGGTGTATATCGCTTAATACAAAGAAAGAACGGTATTGCGGATTTAGAAGATAGTTATATACCTCCTTCTGTAGTAAATTTTAACTATGGCGAAATTTATGTAGGTAACGTGGGTGAAAAACAAAAGACTATAAGAAAAACCGGTATTAAAAAACAACTTATTGTTGAAACTAGTCCGCTGGATAAAGAAAATGGCGACGATCTTGGTATAACAGTGCGACCTACTTACAATGACGACGGAACAATTACATGGGAAAATCCTGAATATCAAGCTATATGGAATAAATTGTCACCTAAGTATAAACAAATTTTGTTAAAAGAGGGTAATAAAGAATGGTTATTAGAAACCATGAATAAATACGTTAAATATAAAAAGGAAAACAAACCTTTGGACTTTGCAACACCAAGTAATCTTATTTTTCCTCCAGAAGTTTTAGAAGATGATAAGTATGATTTTGGAAATGAAATTTACAATGATATTTTTAACAAGCAGGACAAATCATACCAAAATACGCTTTTAACATTATATAATGAGAAAAATGGTGTAAAAGATTACACAATGTTAGTGGATGCTTTGAATAATTTAATCAAACAGGAAGTGGGATTCAATAAATATGTGTAACATATAACGAAAACCTAAATTTTAGAAAATACAAAATACAAAAAAATACAAAATACTAATTTGAAAATATATTTATAGTATATAACACAACAAACGCAAAATAAAATATGTTATTTGAATACATTTCATTCCGTATATTTATAATAAGCTTTGCAATAGGTTTATTTTTCGTATACGTTTACGGACCGGAGATGAAAACAATATATATTTATCCTAGCCCTGAAAATATTGATAAAATTATATTCAAGGATAAAGCCGACAACTGTTTTCGTTATGAAGCAAATGAAATTGAATGTCCAAAAGACAATTCAATATTAAGCAAAATTCCTCTTCAAATTTAATATAATTATTTATATATAATTATATCAATTAATAAATGAACTTACATCTAGGTAGATTTATTCATACTGAAAACGGTAAATTAATTATGTCCATCTTATTGGGGTTTGGATTGGCCTCTTTATTTAGAGCAATATGTAAAGACAAAGACTGTTTGATATTTCACGCACCCCCTTTAGAAGAAATTAAGGATAAAATATATAAACATGACAATAAATGTTATAAATATACAACAAAATCTACAACTTGCGATAAAAGCAAAAGAATCGTTCCTTTTTAGGTATGTTATGCGATTTGCGTAATTATTATAATCAATCATTCTTTATAATAATTATAGTGACAATAAAAGTAATATGAGCGATTCATCAAACACAACTACAAATATTATGGATTTACCAACCGACCCAGCAAATGGCGGTAGTGTGAATAATATGAATAATATAAACCTAAACGCTAGTGAACAAATGCCACAATCAAATATGCAAAATATGAATTCTAACGCCAACACCAATTCAAATTCTATTAATTTAGACCAAACTACAATAAACCAAATTGTAAATGGTCTTCAACAAGCTAGTGCAACAGGTGCAACACAATTACCATCTAGAGACATTCCAATGACAACTAGTAATTTAACTCACGATATGAGTATTCAGCCAAATTTTATACCACCAGTGCCGCAAAGTCAACAACAAGGTAATGTTGATTATATTAGTAATTATCAACAAGCGGGTGATATTATGAATGAGTATAATTTAAATCTGGGTCGTTCCAATTCATTGGATGACATGTACAACGAAATTCAAGTACCCATATTATTAGCAGTACTTTATTTTTTATTTCAACTACCTTTTTTCAGAAAATTCTTGTTTTCCTATTTTCCGGTGCTTTTTTCAAAAGACGGTAATTTAAATATCAATGGATATATTTTTATGAGTTCATTATTTGGAATATTTTATTACTTGTTGAATAAAGTAAACACACATTTTGGGAAATTTTAATAATTTGCAATAATTGTATAATTATGATCACAAAAATAGGCGTCAAACAATTCTTTATTTTCTAAATAAATTAAATACCAAACGTTTACCTCCCACATAATTGTTTTTTCTTGAGAAATAATTTGTAAACATTTTTCTTTCATTAAATCAGCAAAAACCAACAATTTATCTTTGTTTCCACCAAATACACCTCCTGCAAAATGCCATATAATATCTTTCCAAATATTCAGATTGTATACATTTTGTAAATTCCATATACTAGCTATTCTAACATTTTCATATGTTTTATCATTCAGTGATTCCACGATACTTATGTAACTGTCATCGTCGCAATTAAAAACATGTCTAATTCCAAAATCAACCCATACAAATTGTTCGGTATTAAAATGATTCAATTCAATGGCTTGTTTAATCCACTCTGTTTTATTACACATGGTAAATATAAATTCAATTGTATCTTTTCCTGTATTATTTGTATGTAAATGAAAATTAGTTAATACGTCACTATTCATATATTGATACAATTCGTAATCAGTTTTATCAACTAAAATAATTTTCGTACAATCGTCATCATATTCTTTAATTTTTTCATACATTCCTTCATCTACAAATATTATTTTTGGTATTTTTGCTTTTAATAATAAAATTCCCAATTCATAAAATTGTTCTATATTACAATCGTTTTTTTGGTTTACATTGGTTAAAAATCCAGATACAAGAGTTGTCATTATAAGAGTATATGTATAAAATAATATAAATATATACATATACTAACATTTTATTTATGTTTGTTTTATTACAACAACTATTTATTTCGTATTAAAACAATAAAAAATATAATCAATAATTATAATCATTCAATGATTAACAGTTATATCAATAAATTAATAGAAAATTTACCAGTTGAAATCAAACAAAACAAAGAAAATAAAACACCTATGAAGGTAGATTTAATATTAGACGGTGGTTTGTTTAACGGTAGTTACCTAGTAGGTGCATTGTATTTTATAAAAGAAATGGAAGCAATGCGATATATAAAAGTGGAACGAATATCCGGTTGCAGTATTGGTTCAATAGTAGGGTTTCTCTATTTTATTGATGCTTTAGATGAGTTGCCGTCTTTGTATGAATCGTTGTTGCATGATTTCAAACACCAAAACAACTTTAGTTTGATTAAAAATTTGAAACAAAAATTGGTTCACCGTATCCCAAACAATATTTGTGAGAAAGTATTTAAAAGGCTTTATATTGCTTTCAATAATGTAAAAAATGGGAAAAAAATTGTCAAAAAAACGTACCGAGATGTGGATGAAATTTTTGATTCTATTATCAAATCATGTTATATTCCTTTTGTTATTGATGGGAATTTGGTTTATCAAAATAAATACATGGATGGACTGAATCCGTATATTTTCAATTGCAAAACCAACAAAACAAAAATCGGTCGGGAGAGAAAGGTAATCTTTATGGACTTACTTGGGTTTGATAAAATTGGTCACATACTAAACGTTAAAAACGAGAAAACGAATTTTCATAGAATTCTCTCTGGAATGTTAGATATACATAATTTTTTCATTAAAGGTGGTTCGCAAACCCAAATGTGTAGTTATGTCAATGATTGGACATTGTATAATTATTTTTTAATGAATATACGATACTTGATAGAAAAAATTATTATTTATAAAATATATTTTTTGAATGCGATTAGTGTAAGTTTACCCAACAAATTTAAACAAGGGTTATTTTGTAAGTTAATGGCTAAAATGGGGAGTGAGATTTTGGGACTTGTTATCCACAGCAACTTTTAGGAAAAGTTGCGCAAAATTGTTTTCCTTTTAGGAAAATGGAAAAAGTAAACCCAAAAGGATAAATCAGTTTGGCTCCACTTTACCTTTTTGTAAAAAGGTAAAACCAAAAATTTAGCGATTTGGCTCCACCTTTTCTAAAGGTGGATTTATTTTATCTACGTATTATAAGATAGATACAATAAACTAAAAATATGAAAAACAAAGAAAAAAGAAGTAAATCTACAAAACATCATGAACCTCCCGCCAAAAATGTATGCAAGGGTTTATCTTTCCAGGATTGTGAATTAGCAATATTGCGTATGGCTGTTGATAACGCGGAAGAAAAACTAGCCAAGCGTGTTGTTAATTCTGAAGAAATCAAAAAAATGATTGTCATTGTAGAAGATTTTATCAAAGTCAAAAACTTAATTTGTTATGGAGGCACCGCAATCAACAATATATTACCTTTAGAAGACCAGTTTTACAATAAAGATGTTGAAATACCAGATTATGATTTTTTCACACCTGATGCTCTAAGTGATGCAAAAGAATTAGCCGATTTGTATTATAAAAACGGGTATACTGACGTTGAAGCAAAATCTGGACAACATCACGGCACATACAAAGTGTTTGTCAATTTTATACCTGTTGCCGATTTAACACAGATTCCAAAAGAAATATACACTGCAATTAAAAAAGAGTCTGTTAGGGTATCTGGAATACTGTACGCACCTCCTAATTTTTTGAGAATGTCCATGTATTTAGAACTTTCTAGACCTGCAGGAGACATATCCAGATGGGAAAAGGTTTTAAAACGTTTAGCATTATTAAATAAAAATTATCCACTCACATCCATTAACTGCAATGATATAGATTTTCAGAGAGAAATGGAGGATAAAACTAATGAAGATGAAATTTACGAAAATGTGAAAAATACATTAGTAAACCAAGGAGTTGTTTTCTTTGGCGGTTATGCTATTTCTCTCTATTCGCAATATATGCCGAAAAATTTACAAAAAAAATTAGAAAAGGTTGCTGATTTTGATGTAATATCACATGATCCAAAGACAACCGCTGAAATAGTCGTAGAAAGATTGAAAGACGTCGGCATTAATAAAGCAAAAATACTTAATCACAAACCAATTGGTGAAATTATTCCAGAACATTATGAAGTCCGAATAGAAAACGATACTGTTGCGTTTATTTATAAACCAATTGCATGTCATAGTTATAATATTCTTAAAATTCATGGGCAGAAAGTTAAAATAGCCACAATAGACACTATGTTGAGTTTTTATTTGTCATTTTTGTATACAAACCGTGATTATTACAATGAATTCTCGGAGAGAATTTTATGTATGTCAAAATTTCTTTTTGATGTACAACAAAAAAATAGATTACAACAAAAAGGGCTGCTGAAGAGGTTTAGTATTATTTGCTACGGTCATCAAGAGTCTATTGAAGAAATGCGCGCCCAAAAGGCAAAGAAATTCAAAGAACTCCAGGCCAAAAAAGGGACGCGAGATTATGAAGAATGGTTTTTAAATTACAAACCTGAGACTTTAAAAGGAAAAGCTAAAGAGCTTGTAAATAATGATAAAAATAAAGAAAAAAAACCAGTCAAAAGCAAAACGCGCAAACACCAAGCCAACCCGAAAAATAAAAGTAAATCCAAAAAATCTAGGAAAAATAAATTTTCATTTTTCTAAGGTTTGCAGTTTGGCTCCACCTTTTCTAAAGGTGGAAAAAGGTGGAAAAAGGTAGATTTTATACAAACGGTGGTCCATGAAACCACAAAACCAATGATTTTCTGGTTCCTTTTGTTACATTGTTTACTTTGTGAAGTATATACGATGGAAAAAAAATAACGGTGCCTTTTTCTTTTGGCGCTTTAGTTGTAGAACGTCCCATCATAAATTCTAAATCACCGCCTTCGTATTCTGTTGGTTCAGTTAATTGAACAATGACACTTATTTTTCTTGTACTCATATTATTATTACTACCAATGTCTATATGCCAATCAAAAAAACCATTTTTCCCATTCTCTGAAATATCATTGTATTCTGCAAATTGTAAACTGTCTACTATATCTGTAATAGTAAAATTCCACATCTCTTTGTTTGCAATTTTTAATAAATTTACTAATTTTTCATAAATAAAATTGGTTTCTTCATTTAAGGGAAGCCAACTTACTTTAGAGTTTCTATAATCATAATCTACGATTGCATTCACTTTTCCATCAACTACCTGATATTTTCTAGTTATTTCTATTATTTTTTCTATTTCTTCATTTGTAAAATTTTTATCAAAAAAATAATAATTTATTAAATTATTATTTTGATTCAAAAAATTAAATGCTTTCATTTGGCGACTTTATTTTTCTAAAACTATATAACTTTATATTGTTTGCAAATAAATGATTATTTAAGACATGTGGTGGATTACATTCCAACTACCCGTATTCACCTGAACTTTTGTTGAATTTTCCGGTAGCTTTTCCGGTAACTTTTCTGGTAACTTTTCCGGTAATGTTTCTGTTTCCACTGAATTTTTTGTTTTATCAAATAATATTGCATAGTCATCACAACTTTTATACAATAGCTTGAAATATTGAATCAATTCATCTTCGCTGCAGTCTGTCATACTATAACATTTCATTTCGGAAAAATTATGTTCATCCAATATGTTGCATAATTTCTCACTATCTTCTTTATTATCTAATAAAATAAAATCGTTGTTTTTATCCTGATATAAAAAATTGATTTGCTCTAACTTATTGTAAAAAGTATCCAACCCTAATATACAATATTGTTTTTTATAATTCAAATTTATAACACTATTACAATATTTATGTTCAAAATTTTTTCGCTTCCATATTTGGCTGTTGTTATGTCTATAATTTTCATCTTCATATGCATCATGTGATTTCATGTATTCATCTATTTTGTAATGTTGATAACATTGACTATTTAAATTCCATATAATTCTATTGATTTCCGAGTTTCGTATTAATGAAAAATTATTATTGTTGTTATTCATATACTGAATATATCCTAATTTATGAATTCGTGCAATTTTTGTATTTACCGCAGTTCTAATCAATACTTCATAATCATCCAAAATCGGTAAATATTCGCAAAAATTTCCCATGTCCATCAAAGTTTTTCTCCTCCATATTCTTGGATGGTTAGGCACACCTACAATATGATTTAATGAAATATTATTAATATTAGGTGTCATTGAGACAAATACCCATTTATTTCTTATTTTTTGTCTATAATAACCTGAATATCCGAGCGCATAAAAATCACCATACCTAAAATTTGATCCATCCTCATAGATGTTTATAAAATCCATATAAACAAAACCGACTTCATTATCACTATCAAAAACGTGTGCAGCATCAGATAAAACGTAATGCAAAATTTCATCGTCATGGTCCATTTCCAATAAATATTTACCGCGACATAATGAAATCGCTTCATTTTTCACATTTCCTATATTACCGTTATTCTCGCTTCGTTTGTACAACCGAACTCTTTTATCATGTTTAAAAGTTTCTTTTAGAAATACAAAATGTGCATCGTCCGGTGAATCATCTAATATTACCCATTCCCAGTCTCTCAAGGTTTGAGTTGTAATGCTATCGTAAGCTCGTATTATTTTGTTATAAGAATTATAACACGTTGTAAACAATGAGAAAACAGGACGCTTATCAATATCATTTGCAATAACACATGAATGTAAGTAGCAATAATTGACGGAATTATTAAACTCATTTAGGTTGTTCTCATCCAACGTTTTAAAATGCAACCATCTTTTTCTCATTCTATCAGCAATAATATCATTTACATCTTTGTAATAAATACTATCGTTTTCACCAAAAGTCACCAATAAATGATAATTTGAATCATATAACTTGTTTAATTCTTCTTTTTTATTCACAATAAAAACCGAACATAACAATTTATCTTTATTTGTGTCTAAAAATTCATCAATATACGAATACTCGTCGCGTCTAAAAAACAAAATATATGGGTACTTCATTATTTTTATTATGCAATTAATTTTTAAATTATATTCGTGTTAATTAACAAATTACTGTCATATTTATTGCAAGTAAAAAGGTAAAACCAAAAATCTAAGGATTTTGCGCAACTTTTTCTAAAAGTTGTTTTGGCTCCACCTTTTCTAAAGGTGGAAAAGGTGGAATTAGTAGTTAAAATTATAATATTGGCTACTAGCATTTCTTGTTTTATAAGAATATGCTGGATTTTGTGGTGTTGGCGTTGGAATAGTAACTTGCTTATAACGCAGATTTTCAGGCTTCAATACAAAAGCATAACCACCATCATCAAAAAAACTAGCGTTTTCTTTCAAAAAATTGTCTACGTACTGATAACGCATAGCAACCATTTGACATCCTGCGGCTCTACATAACATGCCGCTTGGATTGCTTGGATTTACGCCAACGTCTGGATAAACAATTGTCATGCACCTTTGATTAAACTGTTCTAATTCATTAATATCGGGAGTGTTTTTTACGTCATAATACGATAATGCGCGCATAAACACTGAATTGCTAGTCATATTCACATACTCCATAAATTCCTTATTTTCCAAATAAGAATTATTTGATTTATCTACTATCAAAATAATTTTATTCATAAAGGATGTTAAAGGTTGTGCGCCAATATTTTTTCCATGATTTTCATAACTATAATTTTTACCCAACATGATATTATCATATGATTTAAATATCTTTGCTAAATTACTGTAGACGGCTTGCTCATTACTTTTAATTCTTAAATGAATAATTAAAGGATCTGATGGATTTGGTACAGTCCCACCTGAAAAAGCGTAATTGCTTATTGTTTTCATTACTTCACTAAATTTAACACTATTAAATGTCTCTTTCACATAATAATTTTTAGAATTAGAACTGCTACTAGATACAACTGGATTATTATCAACATTGTATATTTCAAAATCTAAACAACGAACGCCTTCTTTGAGAATACTTTTCAAAATACAAACATCAACATAATCATTTTGATAACTTCCTCCACTACAAGCATTAAAAGCGGTTTTAATGTAATAATCGTATAAATTACCACTACAATCACTCTGAATCTTTGATACAGGTTTAATATTTCCATTTATTGACGGATATAACATGTTTAAATAATTACATTCTTTGGATTCAAGACTTGTCAAATAAATCATATAAGATACATAAGTAATTACAATAATTAATATAAGTGCTAAAATAAAATAAGAAACAAAATCTTCATTCATATTATATATTGATTTCATGTTCAAGTTTAAATTTTGATTTACCATACTTAATATAATATAATAATATTATTTACCTATTTAGAATTAAATAATAATATAATATAATTATATTAATTACTAATATTATTATAAAATGGCTGGTGGATTATTAAATTTAGTATCAAGTGGACAACAAAATGTAATATTAAATGGTAATCCTTCAAAAACTTTTTGGAAAGCAGCGTATTTAAAGTATACCAATTTTGGTATGCAAAAATTCAGAATAGATTTTGAAGGCACCACAACTTTGCGTTTGGCGGAATCATCTACATTTCAATTTAAAGTTCCGAGATATGCCGATTTATTAATGGATACTTATATTGTCTTGGATTTACCATCAATATGGAGTCCAATTTTACCTCCTCAAGAATATGTTGATAAAGATGGAAAAGTTTCATATACCGATTGGGCGCCATATGAGTTTAAATGGATAGATTACATTGGAGCCACGATGATTGAAAAAATAACAATTAATTGCGGTAATCAAAAACTACAGGAATATTCGGGCTCTTACATTTTAAATATGGCGCGAAGGGATTTTACTGGTCAAAAATTGAAATTATTTTATGAAATGATTGGACAAGTCCCTGATTTAGTTGACCCCGCAAACGCGAATAGTCGTGTTAACGCATATCCAAATTCTTATTATACTGATAACATTGCTGGCGCGGAACCCTCTATAAGAGGAAGGCAATTGTATATTCCATTGAATTCGTGGTTCACATTAAAAACGCAGATGGCGTTTCCTTTGGTTTCATTACAATATAATGAATTGCAAATTTATGTAACAATCAGACCCATAGGAGAATTGTTCAAAATCAGAGATGTCTTTGATTCTGTTAACAATTACCCATACGTGGCGCCTAATTTTAATCAATATCAAAATCAAATGTATAGATTTTTACAAACTCCACCCGATATAAATTTGGGAATTAACTCTTATTTAGACCAACGTAGTGTGTGGTTTCCAAATTTACATTTAATGTCAACTTATTGTTTTCTCTCAAACGACGAATCACGTATATTTGCTAAAAACGAGCAAAAATATTTATTCAAACAAGTAAATGAAAAGGTATTTTATAATGTAACTGGACCCAACAAAGTGGATCTAGATTCGCTTGGTCTAATATCAAGCTGGATGTTTTACTTTCAAAGAAGTGATGCTAATCTACGAAATGAATGGACCAATTATACAAACTGGCCATATAATTATTTACCGTCGGACGTGACACCTGCACCCCGTTCTGGAAATTTTGTGTTAAATACTGGTCAAACTATTGGGCCTGGAATTAACCCTGACGGACTTTTAACTGGCTATATGACTTCAGGGACATTTACTCCTCAAAATATTAAAGAAATATTAATTGGTATGGGTATTTTACTAGATGGGCAATATAGAGAAAATATACTGGATGTTGGCGTGTTCAATTATATAGAAAAATATACTAGAACTGCTGGTGCGGCACCAGAGGGGTTATATTGTTACAATTTCTGTTTGAACACGTCTCCTTTGGATCTTCAACCGTCTGGTGCTATTAATATGAATCGTTTTAATCAAGTACAATTGGATTTCACAACTGTTATTCCAGCGTTGGATCCATTGGCTCAAGTATTAACTATTTGCGACCCAGAATCAGGTGACATTGTTGGTATTAATAAACCTACATGGAGAATTTATGAATACAATTACAATCTTTATGTTATGGAAGAACGAATTAATATGGTAGTGTTTGTTGGTGGAAACGCTGGTTTGATGTATGCTACCTAGCAACTTTTGGGAAAAGTTGCGCAAAATTGGCTGCTTTTGGTTTTACCTTTCCACCTTTGACGAACGTCTTTTTGTCTTTGAAGATAATTTTCTTCTGCGCTTTGTTTTTGATTTCATTTTCCCTCTGTTTCCATTTCCATTTTGATGTAAAGGTTGGTTTTGTTTTGTTCTCTCTAAAATATCAATTAACTCCTTTTCCCAGGCTTCAATAATTTTGTATACATGTTTCTTTTGTTCAGGATAATTTTGTAATGGTGTAAATGGGGATAAAGTATCATTTACTTCATTCACTAACAAACTTAATAAAATTCCTTTGTGAATTGGATTAGTATATTGAAAATTTTCTAAAAAATAAAGTTGCAATTCCATACTAAACCCAAAATTGAATAAAATGTTTTGGATTTTATTTAGTTCATCTTGTTGCAATTGTATATTATTTATTAATTTATTTATAATTGCTTGAGTAGGTATAATTTTTTCTATTTCTACACCAACCTTATCAATTTCAATACCATTTAATATGTCCTTGTATTCTTTTTTATTTAACGCTATTTTAGCTTTGTCTGCAAAACTTTTGAATTTGTCTATATTTGTTTCGTCTTTACATACATTTGAAAATAAGTATGTGATTTCATTCGTATTTTTTTGTTTAACGTAAATGTCTATAGAATAAGAAATGTGTGTGGGATCAATCGCGTTAAAATCTTGGTAACAAGGATATCCTAATATTTCACCCATTCGTTCTAATGAAATTTCTTGACCGTTGTAATCAGTTTTAGAAATAATTACACCTTGATAAGTTTTGTAATCTTCGCTAAATAATAAAGTTGGAAACTGTTTTTTAATTGCTTCAATAATGGATTTTGTTTTTGAGTCTTTCCCGGTTGCTTCATTGTAATTTGCAGGTTGAACAAGCATAGCAGGTCTTACATTTTCATTTACTAAAATAGAATTAAATACATTTTCTATTCCAATTTGTTCAATAAGGGACATATTATATAATAACTAGTTATTTTTTATGTGTATAACGGGCGTTTTACATGAAAATTTTATCATAAAATATAAGTAATACAATATAAGTGTAAATAATTTATTTATATATATTATATATAATATATAATATATACATGAATCTAAAATTTAGAACTAACATTACAACAAGAAAAAAAAAGATACAAAAAAGTAAAAAATATAGAAAACTAAATATTACAACAAGCAAAAGAAAGATACAAAAAACTAAAAAATATAGAAAACTAAATAACATTACAATAATAAAAAAGAAAAAAACAAAAAATACAAAATGGGGCGGTGGAGTAGAAGAAATTTATGTAGACAATGTTTATATAGGTAAATGGAATATTATTAATGACGAGGATGATTATGGTAAAATGACTTATGCAAATGGTGATGTTTTTGAAGGCAAATTATATGATTCTAATGACCATAAAAAAAACGGTGGCGGTATAATGACTTACAAAGATGGTAACAAAATATTAGGTTATTGGAAGGATGACAAACTTATTAATTCTTTAGATGAAAATTTAGGTATAACGATACACCGAGTAAATTCTCCCAAAGAAATCGAAGAAGGAAAAAAATATTTGGTAATGCATAACGTTTATGATAGTGGTCCTGTTTTTTTATTCATTGGTAATATAAATATTAATAAGGAACGAAAACATCCTGCGTCCGGCGCTTATATTATGGATATTATGTGGGAAAAAGATATAATGGTAGCAAACGATCCATGGAGAAAGCCAGTTACTGTTAACCGTTTTTATAAAAAATTTGACAATGGACGTAAATATAATTTATACGATGCACAAGATGCACTAGTAGATGATGACTTATATAATGACGCATTTTCTCCCGATCAATTTAATGTAATAATATTTAAGTTCGACGACAATATTGAAAAAAATATTAATGAAGATACAAGCCCAGATAAATTGCCAAAAAACCCATTATCCCTATTTGATTTATCATATTCACAATTATCAGAAGAAGAAAAAAAATTCTTAAAAGAAAATACAAATATTTTAGATAATAAAAACCATTAGCATAAATGAAGATAATGTTCTTGTTAATTAGAAACAGGCTTTAAGCCTTTTGGGGAATTTATTATATTAACTTTATTTTTTTTCCCAAAAGTATTTTGGGATTTTCAATTTTGGACATTTTTTTTGTCCATTTTTCAAAAACCCCAAAAAGTCTTGGAGAAAAAACAATGTTTGTTACCATAAGTGAATTTTAAGATGTGAACACAGAAAAAATAAATTTTGTTTTGTTATGATAAAATTTATTTTTATTTTTATTAAAAGCCTAGAAATTATTTTCTTTTAGCAATAAAATGATAGTAAATGATAGTAAAAAGTCGCCAAAACAATGTAAAAATTTTAATTGTGAAGTGTGTTATTATACAACGTGTAAACTGTCTGATTACACTAAACATTTATCAACTGATAAACACAAAAAACGTGAAAATGATAGTAAAATGGTAGTGAATGATAGTGAAAAGTCGCCAAAAGTCGCCCAATATATATGTGAATGTGGTAATATTTATAAATATGATAGTGGTTATTATAGGCACAAAAAAAAATGTCAGTTATCACAAATTAAAACAGATGATTTATCTGATAAAGATTTAATACTTATGTTGATAAATCAAAACAAAGAACTTATGCAAATAATAAAAAATGGAACAAATAATACTATTCACAATGTCAATAACAATAACAACATCAATTCAAATAACAAAACATTCAATTTACAGGTTTTTTTGAATGAAACATGCAAAGATGCTATGAATATTAGCGATTTTATAGAATCACTACAATTGCAGGTCTCCGATTTAGAGAATGTAGGAAAGGTTGGCTATATTGAAGGAATTTCCAATATAATTATTAAAAATTTACAGGCCCTAGAAGTGGAAAAACGTCCTGTTCATTGTACTGATCAAAAAAGAGAAGTAATCTATGTAAAAGAAGACAATGTTTGGGAAAAGGAAGATGAAGCAAATAAAAGATTAAGGAAAGCTATTCGAAAGATTGCTCATAAAAATATATGTATGTTCAAAGCATACAGAGAGAAGTATCCTGATTGCGAAGAATATGATTCCAAAAAAAATAGTCAATACAATACAATTATCTATGAATCTATGGGAGGAAAAGGAGATAATGATTATGAAAAGGACACCAAAATCATCAAGAAAATAGCTAAGGTAGTCGGGATTGAAAAAGGTTAAGGTAGTATATTTTCTTTAAGCCCTTCGGAGAATTTATTATATTTTAACGAAAAAAGTTATCCAAAAGTATTTTGGGTTTTCAATTTTGGACATTTTTTTTGTCCATTTTTCAAAAACCCCAAAAAGTCTTGGAGAAAAACAATGTTTGTGACTGAAACGAAAAATTAGCATGTGGTTACCAAAAAAATAATTTTCATTTTGTGATTGTGATTTTTAAATTTCAATGTATAAGTATTTAGACATTTTTTTTCTATTGGAAATATATGGAAATAATGGAAATAAAAAAACTTAAAAAAAACTTACCAAGATTTGAATGCGAATATTGTGACTTTAAATGCTATATGAAGATTGATTGGTCAAGACATTTAGCAACTGATAAACATATAAACAATGAAAATGGAAATAAAATGGAAATAAAAAACTTAAAAAAACTTACAAAAAACTTACTTATTTCACAAAATGATGATATAGAAAATTTGTCGTCACATTCTTGTTGTTGTGGAAAGATATATGCAACTTCTTCAGGGATATGGAAACATCAAAAGAAATGCAACATTTTTGCATCATCCTCGTCATCATCATCTCAAAATGAAATAATCAACATTGAGAGTTCTTGTAATAACAAGGCAAACACCGCAAACACTTCGCTACAATCAACTGATTTTGCAAATTTAACGAATTTAATCTGTGAATTAGTGAAAACAAACACAGATATTCAAAAATCAGTTATTGAATTATGTAAAAATGGAACCTCTAATAATATTGTCAATAGCAATAATGTGAATAATGTAAACAGTAATAACAAAACTTTCAATTTACAGGTTTTTTTGAATGAAACATGCAAAGATGCGATGAATATGAGTGATTTTGTTGAATCAGTAAAATTGCAAGTTTCTGATCTAGAAAATGTAGGAAAAGTCGGTTATATTGAAGGTATATCCAATATAATCATAAAAAATTTGAAAGCACTAGATGTAAATAAACGCCCGGTTCATTGTGCCGATCAAAAGAGAGAAGTTATGTATGTAAAAGACGAAAATATATGGGAAAAAGAAGATGAGAATAATAAGAAAATGCGAAAAGCCATACGTATGATTGCTCATAAAAATATTTGTATGTTAAAGGCTTTTAGAGAGAAATATCCTGATTGTGAAGAATATGATTCAAAGAAAAGTAGTCAATACAATAAAATTGTCTATGAAGCCATGGGGGGAAAAGGAGACAATGATTATGAAAAAGACACAAAAATCATAAAAAAAATCGCGAAACAAGTGACGATTGATAAATATTGACAAAATTCTGATTTACTTAAGATATGCATTGGATGCAAGAGGTCCGTCATCTATAAATTGTCCAGTAGCACTATATCTTTTTTCATAATTAGGCATAAACTTCAATCCCGCTGGTTTGTATCGTTCATCAAATAATTGTTGACCACCATTAAATGCAGTTATCCATGTATTTACACCAAAACTGGCTTGTGGAGCTGCCTCTAGTTTGTCTTTATTGGATGTAAATAATTTAGCTTGTGTCCCAATGTCAGTAGTTAAAGTAGAATATGTTGGTGTGACTCCCCACGTTAATTTACCGGCATCATTTTCACCAGGGACATTCGCAGTTGATTGCGATTTCATATTGGGGCCATATGGATTGCAACCGCGACAATCAATGTCAGCCATACATTGCTCTCCAGTAATAGCACATCGTGCTGTAGCAGGTGCGCAAAAATTTTTACAACTATATTTGGTAGTTAATGGTAAATTTACTGTATGAGTTGTAGTTGGTGAACCAGTATCTTTATAAAGTGCAATATTAGAGTCAAAACATTCAACATAATAACGGTTTTTAACTAAATAGTTAATGTAATTGAAAATCCCAATTAAAAGAATTATGGATATTAACGCTAAAATAATTGTTGCATATTTGTTTTTTATTAATTTCATGATTTATATATATTTATTTTATATTTTAATTATAAGTATAAAATAAAGGATGGCGAATACAAATACAAATAATGATACTCTAGAACTTGATAAAAAAAAAGAAACAAATAATTCTTCGTCAAGTTCTGCAAATAAAAGCATAAAAAATATTGGTTCATTTTTAGTATCTGTTTTAATAACGGTTTTATTGATTGTAGGATATTTTATCATCGGTTCCATTGTTTTGTATGAATGCAAATTAGCACAATCTAACATTTTACCAACAAGTTTAGAATGTTATCCATATACAGAGACTTCGCCTGAAATACAAAAGGTTTTAACAAATATTTTTATTACAAACACGGACCCACAAGAATCCGTGAAATTGAGTTTTCCTTTTGATAAATATAATTCAAAAAATGTGATATTAGATATGTTTCGCAAATATAAAGAGCAACCAAAATCCCATTTTTTAATTAATTATATTATATCAATTTTAGAAGGTTTAATTAATTATAGTAATAATGCATTGACCAGTTTTTTTAATATATTAAATGGAGCACCTGAAATATTAATTTTATTATTTGGACCTATTTTATCACTAATTTATTTTGGATTAGCCCCAATCGTAGGTTTTGTTGTTTTTATTTACTATTATTTTGCTGGAATGAAATGGTTGTTTAAAGAAAATACAAATACTAATGTAAACTCTAAACCTGTTTGGAGCGACGTTAATTTACTTGAACCAGTTAACTATGGTATTGCTTTATTTTTAGTGTTTGTCTTTTTTATATTATTTTGGATTTTATTATTTACACTCACTCCCATGTTATCAATAGGTATTTTTTACATGTGTTTACTAATGAGTTTTGGATATAAAGGTGAAATAGACAACAAAAAGGCCAGCATTTTTACAATCATGCAAGAAATGTTTAAACATTACAAGGTGACAATGACTGTTATTTTTACTACAATGATTATAATAAGCGCATTTAGCAACCTAGGCGCAGTATCAGGTGTTTTCTCCATGTTAACTGTACTATTAATTTATTTTAACTTCATACCAATTAATATTTTTGAATCTATAAAAGCAACTAATTTGACACCTTTGACTAGTTTTGAGCAAGCCTATAAAAAATGCGACGGTATATCAAGTAAACCCAAAACATTTTTTGAAAATATTGAAAACTTTTTTGATCTAAAAAAAGGAGGAGGAATAGGAAGAGAATTGAAAAAATTGAATAAAAAAATAAATGGATAAATAAATAACACGAAAATATTACATAAATACAACAATTTATGTAATAAATATAATAATAATAAATAATGAGCAAAACTAATCGTCGTGTGTATCCTACAGTAAGCGTTTGTACACCAACTTTTAATAGGAGACCATTCATTCCTTATCTAATAAAATGTTTTGACCATCAAAATTATCCAAAAGAAAAAATAGAATGGATCATTATAGATGACGGAACAGATAAAGTAGAGGACCTGTTTTTACCTTTGTGTCAAAACAAGAATCAAAAATATGCAGTAAAATATTTCAAATATGATACTAAAATGACATTAGGTAGAAAACGTAATTTAGCACATGAAAAATGCAGTGGCGACATTATTCTTTATATGGACGACGATGATTATTATCCTCCAGAAAGAATATCTCATGCAGTTGATACATTACAGAAAAACCCAAACGCATTATGTGTAGGGTCAAGCGCAATGTATATTTATTTTAAACATATTAGTAAAATGTATAAATTTGGGCCTTATGGTCCAAATCATGCAACTGCAGCCACTTTCGCGTTTAGGAAAGAGTTATTAAAACAAACAGGATATGATAATGATGCTTGTTTAGCAGAAGAGAAGCAATTTTTAAAAAATTACACGATTCCTTTTGTTCAATTGGAATCATTGAAATCTATTTTGGTTTTTTCACATAATCATAACTCATTTGATAAAAAGTTATTGTTAAATGACGCGCCAAATCAATATGTAAATCAATCTAGTGTAAAAGTAGAAGACTTTATCAAGGAAAAAGATATCATACAATTCTTTATGAATGACATTGATAAATTACTTGAAACATATGAATACGGAAAACCTGAATATAAACCCGACGTAACAAAACAAATGAATGAAATGAAAGAAAGGCGGGAACAAATGGTTCAAGAACATAAATTACGTCAAGAAGAAGAGTTACGTCAATTTTATGAAAAATACGCTGCTTCAAACTCTGATACCAAACACACAAATTCAAGTGTAAATAAAATAAATGAAATGACAATGTTAATGAATGAATTATTAATGGAAAATAATCAATTAAAAGACAAAGTCAAATATTTGGAAGATAAAATCAAAAAAATAATTACACAACAAATAGAAGAAAGAAAAAAAAGAGTGTGAATCTAGAAATAAAAAAATTAATGGTAAATAAAACTTAAAGATACTAATATATAATAATTATCAATATAGTAGTATACAGTAACATACAAATATGTATTATGAAGACAGTTTTCATCCAAATGAAGATAATGATGTTATGAACAATCATCAAAAAAAAGAATTAAATAATATAAAATCAATTGACTCTGGTTATGGTTATATTTATAGAAGAAAAACAACTTTATCAAATAAAGTTAAAAATACTAGAATTGACTGTTATACTTCAGGCGACAGTGGAATGAGTATAAGAAACGCTGAAACCGGAAATTATTATAAATACAAAGTAGGTTCAAAAGAAGAAGACTTATTTTTCAAAATAGCTTTAGCAACGGGCGAATTAAAAACAAGAAATGGGTCTAATGTACTTTTTTATGATAGTCCTGAACAATATGAAAAACATTTAATCTATGAAATTGATCAAGAAACAAAAGATAGATGGGTAGAGAAGAAGAAAAATCTAATGTCTAAAAAATAGTGAGTCACTACGAAGATAATCATAATGATTACGATTATGATAAAATTATATTTTATACTAATAACATAAATATATATCTTATAATATATTTATGTTTACAACAAAAATTCTATATTTTCTATTGGTAGTTCAAAATAATTTAAAAAATTTTTTATCAGGCGATTCTGATTCTGTTTACATCAGATTCAAAAAATCAAAGGCAGGAAATGATGAACGATATTATAACACCGTCAATAAGAGCGATACTCGGATCATGTTGAACAAAATTAGAAGAAACATAATGAATAAAAATATAATAGATGAACTTGAAAACAATAGTACAAACATCTACAAGAAATTAGAACTGATTGAAAAATATACAGATATATATCAAAGTCAAAATAAGATTAGTGAATTCAATTTATTAGCAGGCAACTTATTGAAAGATTTTTATGATGATGATTATGCAATTTAGAACTACCTACACGTTACATCTCGTCATCACAATCCATATCGTATTCAATATCTATTTCATTTTCTTTGTCAACTATATCTGCAGCATCTTCTTTCATATATTTATCCAAATAACGGTAAATTCTGTTAATATCCAATTTATTAATTTCGTAATTTTCAAATAAGTTGTATATTTGATTATCATCATACATATTCTTGATTGATATAAAAAACCCATATAAATCTTTTTTATCCATGGATAACTGTTGACACAAATTTTGTATAAAAATGGAATTATTATATTCAGTAGAGTATTTAGTTAATACTTTTGTAAATCGTATGTCGCTTGGTATAATTTCTTTTTGTTTTTGTTTTTTAAAATTAGGATTATTGTTAGCATTATTGTTAGCATTATCTATTTTATTCTTATTATTTTTAAAATACTCGTGATATATTTTGTTATTTCTGAACGTTTTTATTAAACTACTCATTTCGTTGAATTGCCATATTTGTTTTTGAAATGTGATCCTGTCAATGTAGTCAGCAAAACAAACATTTTCTAATTGTTTCAAATATAAAGGAATAGAATCTTTTTTATCCATTTTTTCAATAGAATCAATAATATTTTCATGCCACAATAAACCAACGCTAGTTCTATCAGTATCATTCATTATGTTGTTATGACTTTCAATACTACAGTAATTATTCAATAACTTATAAGTAATTTTTTTGGTGTCATCATTATATGATTTAAGTTGAAATATATTTTCTATTACATTTGACGTAATTACTGATGGGTTATTTATATAAATGTTATAAATATTTGTAAGTTTTCTTAAATCACATTGGACATAATTAGTTATTTTATTTTGCGCGTCTTCGCTTATATTGGGTAAAATATTTTTTAATATTGTTTTCATTTGTGTGTCATTAGGAGTGTTCAATTCAATTATATTGCAAACCTTCATCAACTCTTTTATTTTTTTATCTACTTTGTAGTTTCCTATGCAAACAATTGGGTTCATTGTGATCTCTTCTAATTTTTGTTTTTTCGTTTTTTTTGGCCTGATTAGTTTTATTAATGTATTAATACCACCTTTGTCGCCATTATTCATACCATCTATTTCATCCATAATAATTGCAATTTTTTTGATTTTTTTATTAAAAATACTCATAATATTTTTGTCAGACATATTGTGTTTTGTAATTTCATCTATAACAGATTTATTTCTAATGTCTCCTGCATCATATTTAATAATATCATAATTAAGTTCTTTTAGTATATTAGTAACAAATGATGTTTTTCCACTACCAGGTTCGCCGTATACATATATTCCTTTTTTAAAAGCCATGTTATTTTTATTTAATTCAAAATTTTGTAAAATTTCTTTAACAAAATTTGCTTTTTTTTCTCTCTCCAATATTTTATTTAAATTTAATGTTTCCATCTTATATGTATAAAAGTATTCTTTTTATGCCGATTTTGACACAAACCTTGTACTTTTAAAAATTCATTCAATACATTACGGCAATTTACAGAAGAATTTTTTATACAATAATCAGTTAAAAAATAAAAGTAATTTTTGTACATTATGTTTTTATATACATAGTTTTTAATCTTTGATAGATTTTTGTGAAAATCAAGTAAAATCTGTGAAAACACAAATTCATTGTCACGCCTAATAATATGACGCAAATAATTTTCAAAATTGTTTTTACTGATTAAATTTTTTACAAAATAATGATATTTTTTATAGTAATATTTATTCAAAAAAATAAGCGAAGTTTTTGGTAAATAAGATTTGATCATCATTACTAATTCGCATGGAAGACTATTTATTGATTCTATTATCATAATTGTTATTGTTATTATTATATAATAATATATGTAAAATTATTATTATATCATTTTTGTAAAATTTGTAAAATGAAATTCGTTTGTGTCAACCGTGAGATATCTTCACACACAAGGATTGCTTACACCGTAAGTAAGACCATCCCAGGCTACCTTGCAATTATTTGCCCATGTGTATTTCGCACAATTACCGTTTGCGCCAGTAAACGGCGCATTATTGAAATTCATAGTGAGATGCTTTTTCCCAGACTGTGGTTTACAAACGCCTAAATTTTTGATATTTGTACAAGTAATATTATTTCCAGAACCGTCGCTTAACCAATAATCAGGACAACTAGCAACTATAGGAGGCCAATTGGATTTTTTTGATTTTTGTAAAGCTAATGCAATAACGATTAAATTGATAATTAAAATAACAACTGCTACAATTAAAATAATTTTTTGAAATGGACCTATACTATTATTTCTTGATTTAACTAAAATAACATTAATAATTACAAAACTAATTATTAAAATAACTGCTATGATTAAAATTAATTTATAAAAAGGAGTCATGTTTTTATTATAATAAATAAATATAAAATATTTTTCTATTTCAGTAATATAGATGAATATAATTAATAATGGAAGAGTTGATATAAAAAGTCCTGATACCTCTAATTTATTCGCAATGTTTGATAAAATCCCTGCTAATCAATGTGCGACATTTAGGAATCCTACAGAAGGTTTATGGGATGAAACATATTTATCAAAAGCTTTTTTCTCTCATCAAAACATTCAACTAATTCAAAATGGAATAAGAGCAGGTGTTTACCATAAATCAAACGGGCAATATTTGATCGGTCCTCAAGATTGCGATCCATTAAAAATAATCATGCGAAGTGTCTATTTACAATATTCTGCAAATCAACCAAATAATCTAACTCAACAAATTGAAGAATTGAATAAAATTGTCTTGAATTATTGCATTCAGCAAGTATATGGAGAAGCCCAGGGTTATTTAAAGTACATAGATGATGCAAGTACCCTTGTTGTACCAATAGCTCACCCTGTTATGGCAAATAATACAGACCGCACTTTAGAATTAAAAACTTGGTTTGGAGAGAAAACCCAACATTCCGCCTTTTAGAATTCTACCTTTAAAAAAGGTAGAGCCAAACTGTAAACCTTTTGGATCACAAATTTCTAAAAATAAACTCGCTATGTTTGGCTCCACCTTTTCAAAAGGTGGAAAGGTGGAAAGGTGGATTTTTATATTTGTATAATATAATAAAAATATATATTATGAGTAATAGCGGAGAATTACTTAAATTTTGTGATAATGACCTTGATTTATTTTTCAACACATTAGCTGAAAAATATAATGATGTATCAATACCAAATGTCAAGTTGAATATGGAAGAGGAATCAGAATTAAATAATATAACGATTGATATAGAAAATTCCGTCAATAAACTTAATCAAAATGGAAAGCAACAATTAGTATTTAACAAATTAGGATTTTCTGAAATTGTTAAAAGAATTTATTCTATAATTAAAAACGGTGAACAAGCTGGTGGTATAGATCCAATTGTTCCATATACAAAAAGAACGAGATTAACCAATAGTGATTTATTAGCATCTTTAGCGCTTGTAACGGGTTTAATTTGTATTATAATTGCATGGTATAAACTAATTAATATTCTTTCTGTTATACCAGTAAGTGACCATTTTGGTAGTGATGTTCAACAGGCGTTTCGTGATAATTTAAAAAATGTACCAATGGAAAACCTGAATTTTCTGGCTTATTTTTTCAAGGTACTATTTGGTATGACTGGTCAGGTTCTCACCTCTCAACAAGGCCACATACAATCTCTTTTAAGCAGTTTCATATCAAAAACAATTATGACGAGTTCTGGTGAAATTTTAACAAATTGTTTACCTCAAGAATCTAGTTCAATATTAAATAGTGTAAGTACTTTTTTTACAACATTTGTAAGTCCAAATTCATATCAACAATGTATACTTAAAAGTGGCGAGGTACTTGGAAATGCAGCACTTTATAATGCAGGAGTTAAATTATCTCTTGTAAATATTCAAATTGGGTCAAATATTGCAGCGATTGGTGATTTAACTACTTTCGGCACAAGATTAACGTATGCTTCAATAGGTTATATAAGTTATAGAATTGGGTTAATACGTGCGCCAAGGCTGGGTAATGATGCAGGACTAATAGAAACCGGTGGGTATAAAAAAAGAAAAACTATGAGAACTATGAAAACTAAGAAAACAAAAACTGTTAAGAAAACCAGAAGAAATAAGAAATCTAAGAAATCTAAGAAAACAAAAACTGTTAAGAAAATCAGAAGAACCCGAAAATAAAAAATTTACCTTACCACTATCACTTTTCAAAAAGTGATGCAAAGTTATTTTGACGCAACCTTTTTTAAAGACTGCTTTTTAATTTTAGATGAACTATTTTGTCCTTGTCCATCTAAACTTAAACCATTCATCAAACGCTCACGATTTTCTTTATATTCCAAATATTCGCCCTTCAGTATCTCTAATTCACTCAACCACATTTGATATTTCGTAGTATTTTTAACACTTTCTAACTCACATTTCTTGTTTTCATGCTCTTTGTTTAATTTGTCAACATTTTCTTCCGTTACACTATCCATCGGCATTCGTGTCAAATATTTATATTCGCCATCCACTGCATCGTAACTTTTATCATTTAACATTTTAGTAACTTCTTCGCTTTTCTTTTTTCTCAAATCAATTGTGTTTTCCAATATTTCTGTGATATACTTTGATTTATTTGATAATACCATAAGTTCCTTTTCCAAAGCTTGAATCATGTGTTGTTTTCTTGTTTGATAAAGTTTCAACCTTGTTTCATAATAATCATCAATAATATGTTCAACCTTCTCATATTTTTTTAGTTTGTCTTCTGCATCAAATAAGTGCATATTAGTAGTTGAATTTGTAGTAAACAGTTTCAACAATTTTTCTACCCCATTGCATGCATGGTCAGCTTTAGTAGATTCAAGCTCATCTAATTTGCCTTTTGCAAAAGTGATATTAAAGTCAACATTGGTATCTCTACTCATGTCGTCATAATCTTTTATTACAGGCGTGATTTTTTTACCATCTTTATCTGCTCCTGGCTCAATAAGATTTTCTAATAATTCTTTGAAATCTTCTGTCCAATAACCAACTGGTAATTCTGTAACTTTGATTTTATCCGGTCCGACCTTTTCATAACGACCTTTTATTAAGAACTTTCCTTCTGAAATTTTATGGATGGTTCCTTTGAACCCTTCGTAATATGGAACAAACTCAAAGGTTTCACTGGTTTCGGCGGTTTTGGTTACCACTAATTTTGATTTCAAATAACGGATAATATCCAAAGGATTGTAACACATAATATCAGTACTGAAACCTGTACCAATTCCTTTGGAACCGTTTACCAAAACCATTGGAATAATAGGTGCATAAAATATTGGTTCTACTAATAAACCATCATCATTCAAATATTGCAAAATTGCATCATCTGCATGTGGGAAGAGCGACCGCGTAATTTTATTAAGACATGTAAATATATATCTTTCGCTTGCGCTGTCTTTACCACCTTGTAATCGTGTACCAAATTGACCATTAGGCATTAACAAGTTGATATTATTTGAACCTACGAAATTTTGTGACATACCGACAATAGCAGCATTTAAACTAGCTTCACCATGATGATATCCTGAATGCTCAGAAACATAACCACTGAATTGTGCTACTTTAATTTCAGTCACTAGATTCTTTTTAAACGCAGAATACAATATTTTTCGCAAACTGATTT